TCAATTCGCGGGTACAGCGACTTCCACGCGGCGTGGACGTTCGCCATCCTTGCCGGGGATGAGCACGACCACGACACAGACTTCTTTGCCGTTCTGCACGACAGAGGTTGCCCGTGCAAGTGTACCGCCCTGCGAGTCCGCCACCCGTTGACCGACCGAAGAACAATCCGCCGCAAAGGCAGGCCCGGCGTTGAGAACGCCGGTGACCAAGATCAGAGCCGCTATGGGCAAGGAGATAGAAAGGTGTTTCATCATGGGATCATTAGTAACGGTTGCTGTCTGAACGATGAATGAACAATCGGTAATGTGGCTGTCAGAAATGCCACAAGTTCACGACTTTTAACATCATATTTCTTTACGTGTAATGAGCGTCGTGGCGCTCACACGTCCAAAAAGTGCGACAATCCCGCTGAGCGCCGTTATGAACTGGGTTATTATATCTGACAAAGACCCTTGATCGATACCCGTGGCAGGCACCTGGACGAAGCTCGAACATGAAAGCAGGATCGTTACAATTGACGCCCAGATGGTCTTCGACAGGTACCAGGGTTTTTCGATGCTCATGATAAATTCCTTTTTCAGATGTTATATTTGAAATCAATCGATTGGTAATTTGCGGCGGGCAGCGCGCCCGGGTCCGACAATGGCTGAAATCATTGCAACGCTGAAATCGATCTCGGACGTCAACCCACCATGATCGGATTGTCGCTGGGCGAGACCATACGTCCAGTTGGGCTTTTCCACTTCGAGGGATCGAACCAGTTTCTCGTCTTTGCGTATTTCCACGCGATAGAGTTCACGCTCTTCGCCCAAGGGGAGATCAGGTGCGAACCAACTGTCGGCATCGATCCGTCCACGCCTCACCCAGCTGATGTGGACGTCACCGTTCGCCTCCGTCCGCGAGCGGATGTGAACAGGTTCGAGCGGCTGCAATGCGCGAAGTCCCCCGGCCCGTTTCACGGTGGTGAAGTACTGGTCGGTAAAGTCCTCCCCTGAGGCCCCGATACGCCAGGTAAGATCGAGACCGGTCTCCTCCGGCTTTAAGCCGGCCGGGGAGACAGCGTTGTTGATAAGGACGAAAGGCGTTCCTGAAGGCCTCGACTGTGTGGCCTCGCGTTCCGTACCGCATTGACCCCGCAGCAGCCCGCTCAATCGCCATACATCGCTTTCGACTTCTTCGGCATCGAGAAACTGCAAGACCTCCCAGCTACCCTCCGGAGCGGCCAGCAGCGCGGAGTTGGCACCGTTCAGAACTTGCGACAGGGAAGCTGAACTCAGTTCACCGTCGTAGAGCCGCACGGTAAGTGATCGAGCCTTAAGCACCCTGCCACTTGGCCCGGCGGCCAGCGGCGCAGTTAGTTCGCCCATCACCCCACGATGGGGTACCAGAGTTCTTTGCTTGAAATCGGTTGCTTCGGGTGAAGCATAAACGCTTGTCCCACCCCAGGGCTCGGCAAAAGCCGCGATGCGAAACTGATCGGACGGTCTTTCGACGCCCGGCCACATCGGCAAGTCCAGAAGCTCGAAATGCGGCCTGCCGCGAACCGAAAGGCGGCCGCCGTCCGGGGGAGACGGCAATACTCCCCGAACCGGGTATCTTATCTGTTGCGGCAATGCTCGTGCCTCGACGCGGCGCGTCAAGCCATCCTCGATGGACGTGACCACGAAATCCGGTGCAGACGTGTTTCCGGAAATTCTCACCCGATCCCCCGGCTTCAGCGCAATCTGCTTCCACGGCAGCTCGAACGACGCTGTTCGCCGCGTCGCCCGGCGCGTCTGCAGCGCCTCCTCGACCAGCGATTTCGCCTGCGCGGTATCTATCATGCCTGGGAGCCCTATGTTCTCCGTGCCTCTGCCGTCGAGGCGTTCGGCAAAAGTCATCGCCGCCTGATAGTCCAGCATGGGATCCCTATAGGCCATTTCGATGCGGGCCGGTTGTTCTGCAAGCTCCTGCATGCGCCAAACGACAGGTCCATTCTCCTCCTGCTCGACAAACTCTTCGATGAGCGGGGCCTTTACCTCCATGTGCACGGCGCTGCGAAAAGCCAGGCTGTTGCCGCTCTCGAAACTGTCCACACCATAGAGAGCTAACAAAGGCTCGATAGCCGCCCGGGCGCTTGTCGGCTCCTCGATGACATAGCCGCTGACAAATCCATCCACGCGGCCTGTATCGATCTGGGCCGCGCCGAAATCGCCAAGAATCGCTTCCAGAAGTTCGTCGAGCGGGACACCCGAAAGTCTTCCGTTCAACCAATGTCCTGTCATCCAGTTGTCGCCATCGGACCATAGCGTCCGGTTCAGCGGAAACTCCGGATATGGGCGTGTATCCCAAGCCCACGCATAGATGCGGTCAGGATCAATCATGCCGTCGGCGTCAGCCGTCTTCCAGTGGTTGAAGTGCGCACGCAGGAAGCGGTTTTGCGCAAGATCGCTGCGGCCGTGGTCGGAGAAATAGGGATACGCGCCTTCCGAGGATTTCATATCGGGGAAAACATTTGGCTGATTGGGACCCTTGTCGGCGGCGGGGCAGCCCAATTCCGTTAGCCATATTGGCTTTCCCCGCGGTTGCCATGCGGTCGGCACCGCGCTTTCCACGCCGCCTTGCCTGTTATGATGTCTGTTGCTCCACCATGAGTTCAGATCCTTGTAGCGATAAACCCAGGCTTTGCCTGCACCATCGGTGATGGGCGTTCGGGTTCGTAGGGTGCGATCAAGGACCGATCTGTAGTACCAGTCGAAGCCCTCGCCCGAGGCAATCTGACTCTGCAATCCGCTCAGGTCGTACGGCGAGTTGAAGCCGTCGGGATTTGGAACGCTGTAATCTCCATCGCGCCAGTCGCTCAGCGGCATGTAATTGTCGATGCCGATTGCATCGATCGCCGGATGCGCCCACAGCGGATCAAGATGGAAAAACACATCTCCTGATCCATCTTGAGGGTGGTGGCCGAAATATTCCGTCCAATCGGCACCATAGGTCAGCTTGCAGCCTGGTCCGAGAACATGCCGGAGATCGCCTGCAAGCTCGCACAAGCCATCAACGAACGGAAAACCGTTTGTCTGGTCCCGGACCATCGTCAGGCCGAACAACTCGGAGCCGACGATGAATGTGTCTACACCGCCGGCACATAGAGCGAGATGCGCTAGATGCAGCATGAATCTGCGATAACCCCAGTCGTCCCGGTTTCCTGAAAAGCGAACCTTGTTGTTTCTGGTTTCAAAATCACGGGACTTGGCGGTGCCGAGGAACGTAGCGATCTCGGCACTGGCAGCTGGGGTCGTGTTCGGACTACCCGGCCTGTACGGCGCCGGATGACAGGTGATGCGTCCGCGCCACGGATAAGCTCCCTGCCTCGGTCCACCATAGGGATCAGGCAGGTTGTTGTCTGATCGGATATCCATCATGACGAATGGATATAGCGTGACGCTCAGGCCACGAGCCTTGGCGTCAAGAATGGCATCTATGACGCTTTCATCGGAGGGTGTACCGCCATAGGCGGCGCCCTTGTCTGCGCGGGAGATCAGATGAGCCTGTAATCGCGAAACGCCGCCCGCCCGCCAGGTACTGCTTTCCCTATGGCCTGCCCTGTCCATAACACCCGGCTTGATTGCGCATTCGGCTGCACGCAAGTCGGCGCCAAACCACGGCACCACGATTGCTACGTGTTCCAGCGAAGGACAAAGCCGCTGGAGTTCATACATCGAGGCGTTCCAATCGGTAGCGCCCCTCAGGCAATTGCGGTTCAGGCCCTTCGTCTTGCCCTTCGACGGCTCGCTCGTAACGAGATGCGGCGAAAGCCCGAACTCTGTTGCACCCGGAACGAGGGCCACCGCTTTGAGGTCGCGCGCCACGCTGTTCACGCTCCGCACCACTTCGAACTGGAATTGCGGAATTCGGTTGCCATAATCGTCAAGTGGAAAGCGATCGAATACGACATAAGCCGTGTCGCGATAGGCCGGCGCGTTGCCCTGACCCTGCTTCGCTTCAATCAGCGGATCAATGGGCTGGCTTGTTGTTCCGTTGTAAACGCGAGTGGTACAACGCGTCTGGTCAAGCTCCTTCCCGTCGACCCATATGCGGCGGATCATGCTGATCTGACCTTCGGCTACAGCGATAGCAAAATTTGCGAAGTAATTATACTCGGTGACTTTTTGCCTGCCCTTGCCGCCCTGACGCGACGTGGTTTTCGCTTCTTCGAAGCGGGTAGCCCAAATGAGCGTGCCGGATATCCTTACCGAGCCGTAGACTCGGGGCAGCGCCGCGCCTTCCTCGGCCGACATAGGGCGCATCGACGACATGCGTGGGCCTTCGATAGTCCGGCCGAACAGCGCCTGGTCGATGAGATATCCGCCGACCGATGCGACAGCGGAGCCGATAGCTGCGGCCACCGTTCCCGACGTCGTAAGAGCGCCAACTGCGGCTGTCAGAACAAGTGTTGCCATGTGCTGAATTCTTTCTGGAACTATTGGTAAGTGGTGGCTTGCGTTGCTGCTGCGCGATCGGGAAACGTGAATACGCCGGCGATACGCTTGCGCCATTGCGGAACCAGGGCTGAGTCCATCACACTGTGGCCCTCATAGGCGTGAATGAACCGATCCTCGTCCGAGAGAATTCCGAGGTGTTTTGCAGCCATACCATCGCGCCATCGAAACACCAGAAGATCGCCGGGCTGCGCATTGGCCAATGGCTTTTCATTCATGTGCATGCGCCCTGCCTCAAGCAGCGGATCGCCTATGTTCGTCTCGGCCCAATCGGCGGAATAGGCAGCAACCACTTGCGGCTCCTGCCCGTAAAGCGCACGCCAGATGCCGCGCACCAGTCCGAGACAATCGCTGCCAACCTGACATCTCGAGCCGCCATGCCGGTAAGGCGTGCCGATCCACCGCCGGGCTTCTGCCATAACGTCCTCGGTTATGCTCATGGTACCAACGGCTTGCCGTCGAAAATGCCTTGGCCATCGGCATAATTATAGGCAGCATCATTGCCGGGCAGATGCGGGAAGCCGCGAAAGTTCGCGCTATTGGAAAACTTCGCCTTGCACTGCGCAAAGCTCTTGTCGCATCCAGGTTTCAGGGAAAAAACCTCCCCAATCTTCATGTCGGGTATCGATGCGTCACGCAGGCAGAGCCGTGTGCCGTTCTCAGCCGCGACCTGATTGAGGACGACGTTACTGCGCCGGACATCAACTCCTGATATCCACGTCAAGACGCCATTGTCGAACCAGCCGCCGCTCGGAGGTTGAAGCCCGGTTGCTATCATCTCGCGGTCGGACAGGATGGCCGCCACTGTTCCTGTCTGACTTCCCGCAACATAACCGCAGCGGTGGTCGCCAAGCTGGGCATCGCACTGTCTGGTAATGCGCCGGCCCTTGACCTTGTCGAGATCGGCGGAACTGCTTTTCGTTTCCGCCACGAACTTCCTGCCCGATCGCGTGATCGTGCCGATGCGTGCGCTTCGCAGCAGGGCTATCTGATCCGGCGATGCCCAGTTGACCAGGAAGGTCTCGACCACGGCTCCGTCAAACGCCCCGCCTTCGATGTCGGCGTCGGTGATACTGACGGAAGACAGCGCACCCTCGATTTCGGCACTGTCCACTGCGAGCCCGAGCGAGCTTGTCGCTTCGCTGGCGCTGAACCCTGTTTGCGGCCCGCACGAGACACCGGCGACAATCAAATCCCGGTCGTGATCGGTGAAGCCGTGGATAACCCCATCTTGCCTGCGAACAATCCAGCAAAAACAGTGGGTTGTCACTTCACCTGCAAGATGTGATTCAAGTGCCGGCGGAATCTTGCTCATGCCTTTACCTCGACGATCGGTATGGTTGGTATTTCCCCGGCCGCGAACGATTTTATGCTGATAGTCAGCCGGTCCGTGTCGAAACGCGATGGGACGTCAAAGTTGAATCCCGCCGTCACTCTTGCGCCGGTAGGCGGTATTCTATCCTTTCCAAAGATAATTTGGCCGGTGATCAGCTCCACCGTGAAATCCCGCGCCTCCAGCTTCTCGACACCATTTACGGCGACACGCACGCTACCCCCCTGCGCCTTGGTAATCGTCCGGACATACTCGCCATAGTGCTTGACCAGTTGGAACCTGCCATTGATCCCATCCCCCTTGCCGAGATTTTGGTCGCCCGCCGCCGGCTTCTGGCCGGACCGGCACGAAAGATGGTCGAACGGATCGCGGAAACGGAACGCATGAAGCGATCCTCGCCGCGCCTCGAAGAATGTCATGACTTCGTCCAGATCAGCCAAGGAGCGGACGCCTGTCCCCGCATCGTAATGGCGTCGCGACTGAGCCCAGCGTGCATTGCGCTGTTCGAAGCCGGACGTCAGCGGGACAATCTCGTTGCGCCACTCCGGACCCCCGGTCGCGCCAAAGGAAACGCCGGCGGGAAAGCGCACGTCGTGAAAAACTACCATGGGAAAGTTCCTAAAAAGTTCTGGCGCCCTTGCGTGCCGCGCGGGCAAGCATGCCAGTGAGTTGCGCCTCCGATTTGCGGAAGGATGTTGCGTCGGGTGTCGATACGTTGAAGACCACCTGCACCGGCGCTCCCCCGCCTTGCGCCGCGACGCCAAGGCGTCCGTCCGCGCCCCGTGTCAACGGCATGACCGCTTCGGTCCCCGCTTCGCCCATCAGGCCGAGTGAACCGTCCGCGTTGAAATAGGTAGGACTGGAGACAATTCCGCCCTTGGCAAAAAAGGTCGGCCTTTCGGCTGGTATGGGGGATGTACCGTAAAACGCTCCGGGCTCCCGTTTCAGCCCTCCAACAAAGCTGGAAAACAGACCCGAAGCCAGATCCTGCAGCGGTTTCAACCCTGCACTCAAACTCATGCTCGCGATATTCAATGCCAGCTGTTTAAGAACATCGCCGAGGTCCTGGCCGCCGATCGCCGCAGCTTTGAGCGAGTTCGTCAAGGTGCGCCCGAAAAGCTCGGATTTTTTCTGCAAAGCATCAAGGGCGTCATCTATACCCTTGGTATCGCCTTTTATCTCAAGCTTGAGCTCAGAATTGTCGGGCATTGCATCTCCTGTTCTCTATCCGGGAAGGCTTGCATCAATTGCGCAAGGTCATTGCGGGTCGGTGCGGTATGGCTTGCAGACCTGCGAAAGGCCGCATTGAGTTCGCGGGGTGTCATCGCCCAGAACTCGGTGGAGGACAGCCGCAACACACCCAATCCCGCCGCCATCATCTCCAGCCAGGGGAACGGCTCGAGGTGATTTTCCTCGAGTTTCAACGGTTTGACCCGGTTTGCTCCAAATTGGAGTCACCGAAGGTCGCGCTCAAAAGCTCACCAACGATGCGAGCGAAGCCGGTAATTCCTCCTTCGGCGCGCATCTGGGCAATCTCCTCGGGCGTCACCTGGTTTCCTCCTCCGCGCAGTCCCGCCGCGACGATTTTGAGGATATCGGCCGCCGAGAGTGCGCTTGTCGAAAAGCGTTTCAGCAAGACGGCGAGGTCTTGCGCGCCGAATGCATCTTCCAGCTCCGCAAGAGCGCCAAGCGTCAGGCACAATGTCCACTCACGGCCATCCAGTGTGGCGCTGATTTCGCCCCTATGCCGGTTCACCATCATCCGATCTCCTTGAAATTGATCGGCCCGGCAGATTCGAGCGCAATCTCGAAAGTGACCTCGCCATTATATGCGCCGCCATATTCCAGCGCCGTGATCTGGAACAGCCCTTGCAACGTGCCGAAATCGGGCAAAATAATTTGCCATGCAGGAATGTCTCCATTGAAAAACGCCTGACGGAACAACGCATCCGACTGGGCATCCTTGAAGAGGCCGGAGCCGCTGACCGAGGCACGCTGCACTGCGCTGCCTCCGAGCAATTCCCGCCAGCGCCCGACTGCGTCAGCGTCGGTTACGTCCACCGTCTCGGTGTTGAAGGCAACGCGTTTCGACTTCAAGCCGGCACAGGTTACATAATTGCCGCTGGCATCGGCGACCTTCAACAGAATATCCTTGCCTCTCTGGGCGCCCATTTGACATCCTTTCAAAATGTATGCGGTGCACGGCTTCGCTCATCGAGAGCTTGTCGAACCACGCGTGGGTTGTTGTTAACTTGTTCAGGGGGTCGTGATTTCTTCGGTCACCGCACGGTAGCGCAGGATCCCGAGATAACCGTCCCGGTTGTCTTCCGCGCGCCCCTGCGAATACTGTAGTCCGAGGTTCACCAGCCGGTGTCCGGCAAGCGTAAGCGCGGATCGTTCCAGCAGCCGGTCGATAATGTTCATGATGGCGAACACCGATTTGCGGCCGCTCGCCCGGTTCCAGACATTGAGCGTAAACAAGTGTTCGCTGCCGCGCTCGGTCGCCGTACTCCAATCATAGATATTGGAGTTACCGAGCGTGACGTAAGGGAAGTCCGTCCCGTCGGGCACACGATCAAAGACGCGATTTTCGATGAGTTTCTCCAGCGCCACATCGCCCCTCAACAGCGCGAGCAACGCCTTTTGCAGTTCCAGCCCGGCACTGGTCATGACTTGATCCTTTCGGCAGGCATGCGCGTGCTTTGCGAAATCCGGGTCTGATCTTTTTCAGTGCTGACAGGCGCATCCTCCGCCAGTTCTATCGCCTTCCAGCGCAGCGTCTGGATCAAATCTGCGACGGTCATCTGCATGGTGATTTTCATTCAAAGCTCCTCGCGCGCACGACAGACCAGATAGCGGCCGCTATCGTCGGGGTCGTGCATTGTCACTATTCGAAATTTGCGCAGGCCTTTGCGCAGCCGCATGGCGGTCCCGATATCTCTTCGCATCCGTAGTGTGATGCGGTGCGTAACTTCTGGCATATCCTGGTCGCCCAACATCCGGAGGCCGGATCCCATCGGCTCGATCTGCGCCCAGATACTGGCAATCTCGACCCAGTTCTCCACGAGCTCGCCGGCTTCGTCACTGGTGACTTCGGGTTTCTCGAGCAGAAGCTCCCGCGAGAGGCTGCCCGGATCGATGAATAGCGTCGCCATCAGAGTGACACCCTGCGCCAGAGGCCGACGGCCCGTTCGAAGGCCGAGGGGTAGGAAACTGGCTGCTGTGCCGAGCCATAGACGCCGCGAAACTCGTACCAATGGGCAACGAGCGTCGATATCGCATGGCGCAAGGCTTCCGGGACGTCGGCGCCCGTTTCGCCGAACCCGGCCACGAAATCGATCTCCAGCCCGCTGAGCGGCAGGGCCGGCCGGCTACGTGCCGCAAGATAGAGCCGCGCCGGCCTCGCATAGCCGCTCAGATGCAGATCGTCCCCGGCAATCGGAACCGGCGTACCATCCTCGATATATGCAGTCACAGCGACCACGGAACGAACCGGATATTTCGCAATCCGCACGATGCCGTTCTTCGGCCAGCTGTCGGGGTAGAGACGCCATTCCTGGCTGATCAGCGCGAGACCCGTCTGCATTTCCAGCGTTTCCCGCGCTGCCTTGATCAGTCCGCCGAGAAGTACATCTTCGCTATCATTGTCGAGGCGTAAAAATTGGCGCACCTCCGCCAGCGTCACCGGCTCGACAGCCGGCGGCTTGATCATTGTCATGGTCATGTTTGGGGGTCCTGAATTTTCGGCAAAAATGTTTCACCACGGCCTACACAGCAGCGATGCCTGCAGACCGCAATGTCGACTACGATGTATAAAAACTGGCGGGCAATGGCTTGCCCCAAATGCCTCGATTAGCCGCTTGGCAGATTATCGCAGGTTTCTATCTTCCGTTGCCTATCGTGCGCCATGTTGACGATGATCGTCGATTCAAAGGACGCATCGTGCACTTGATAAAGTGCAGTCAGCAAGAAGTCCGCAACCTTTCGAAAGCTTTCCGGTCCCGGGCTTTCGAAAGTGGTTCGATAGTTTCCTTGCGAGCCATCGGTTGAAAACCCTAGCTTTGCCAAGGCAGCAACGCCCTCCGTCCACACGCGGTAATAACCGGGCCTGCGCTCCTTAGGCCCATAGAACCCGAGGAAGCCTCACACAACATGCGCTTATCGTTGTCAATGAAGCGACATTGAACGTAACGTTTGACTTGCCGGCAACTGAAAGGACCAAATAACGATCAAGCTCCGTCTCACGACTGCTGCTGGAATGTATCTGCGCCAGTCTTGCAATCACAGGACATCGATGAAGTTCCAAAAAGCCTGGCAGCCCCTCGCCAACAAGCCTGTTGCCCGTAGAACTCACCGATGTCGGCAAAAATCCCGATAGATATTACGAGCGCCGTAATGAGCATGGCTCGCAGCGTCAAAACTGCTCAGTATAGAGATCGGGTGCAGTGCCGTTTATCCCGAACAAAACGCTGGTCATTGATTTATCTCAGTCGCACTATCAACTCGTTCCATAGTCTCAAGCTAATACGTTCGACAGCGCCGTCAATTCGGCAATGGTCTTAGAAATATCCGATTGAAAACGACAAGCTCACATGCGTCCCGTCGAGCATGCACGTAGTGTGAATCAAGAGTCCGGGCTTGATAGATATTCTTGCGTGCACGCCTTAAATGAGTTTACCCAATTCGCTTTCTATTGATGCTCAAATCAGAGAATACGATAATAAAGTCTCCGCCAGCTATAACGGAGAATAAACATAATTTATAACCAAAAAAATCATTCCGAATTTTTACATCAATATTTCTATCTTCCGCAAACATTTTGAAATCTTCATGTGAGAACGCTTCATCCGCACTGTTAAACAAGATTATACTTCCAACAACATTTTGAACGCTGCCGGACTCAATGATGAAGTAGGCACAGCCTAGAAATTCTAACGCAAAGAAATCACTAATATTGGGATCAAACAATTTAACAATTACGTCCGGATGCTCAAACGAAATCGCACGTATCTCGCAATCTCCAAAATCAATACTCTCCATCCAACAACTCCTCTTTTCATCGCAGTCGTATTGCGGGGCCTCTAACTCCGTTCGTCCACAAATGATACTCCCCTTCCTTAAAATGATGGCCAGGAAAATCCAAATCATAAATCGGTATTCCGGAACGGTCGAAAAATCGTGTAGTTCTCCCATTCGTCCATGTTCCCCAAGGCTCACCTACTGTCGGTGAGCCAGCCAAAATAATCTCGCTTTCGCTACCGAAAGTTTGACCTGCATCTAATCGCCGGGGAAGATTTACACTACCACCGAAACGTCCGTGGCCGGCATCAGTACGTGCGCTGGTTGTTGGCCTCTTAGTTGAACCAACAACAATTCCATCAATCCCTCCTCCACCATCCGTCCATTGCCCGCCATCCAAATTTCCGGCGGGCACACGCGGTTGGTCTGGATTGTATTTTTTGACCCAGATCTGGAAAGGCTCATAGAGTAATGAACGGCTTTTCAGTTCACTGTTCTCTTGAGCCAGACTTCCCAGCCACAGAAGGTTATGTTCCCGCGGCGGACTACGCTTCAACGCCTCGATCAAGACCTCGTTGGCCTTGATATTCCAGAGTATTCTCAGCTGATGCGAATTGTGTGGCGCTGCCGTTGGATGTGCGCTCCGGAAACTACTGGATTGGGTGAAATGAGCAATTCGACAAGGTGCCTAGGAAGATTTAGCGTGTGCCATTCTGGCCAGGACTCGCCTGAATAATGGTTTTCGAGGACCGGAGCGCAGCGTACATATGGATACGTGAGCACCGGACCGCAGAAAACGCCATTTGCCGGCCGTCCCGGCCAGAATGGTTGAGGATCAGGCCGCGAACTTCAACAGCTTGATCGCATCAAAATCCTGCACGCCGCCGCCGACACGTTTGGTCGTGTAGAACAGTACGTACGGCTTGGCGGAATAAGGATCGCGCAGCACGCGCACGCCGGTGCGATCCACCACCAGATAGCCTCTTGCAAAATCACCAAAAGCAATCGGCGTCGCCTTGTCGGCGATGTCCGGCATGTCCTCTGCTTCGACGAGCCCGAAGCCAAGCAGCGAAGCCTGGGTACCCGGCGTTGCGGGCGGCGTCCAGAGATAATTGCCGTCCCTGTCCTTGAGCTTGCGGATTTCGGCCTGCGTCTTGCGGTTCATCACCCATTTGCCGTTCTGGCGATATCCGGCTTTGAGCGCATAGATCGTATCGAGCAGGACATCGGAAGCATCGGCGACAGGAAACTTGCCTGCAACGCCGGTGGAAAGCGAACCGAGCTTGCCCCATGCCCACGCACTTTCGTCTACGACGTCATAGGTCAGGAAGCCGCGAGGCTTGTTGATGCCGTCGCCCGTGATGAAAGCCTTGCCCTCCTGTTCCGCAAAGGCCGTCTCCACTTCCGTCGATATCCACTGCTCCACATCGACAGCACCATCATCGAGCAAGGAAGATGTTGCCGCCGGCATGGCATAGAGTTCCATGGTGGGGAACTGTAGCTCCGCCAATTTGGAGCCGTCGGTCTGCGGGCGGATTTCCGCTTCGCTCACCCAGCCAACCGAGGGGCCTTTGATGGAGTAGGGTTTTTTCAGCACCGAACCGGATACCTGTCGCACCGAAGCAATATTCCGGATCGGCGATATCTGCGCCAGGCGTTGCCCTATTTCCCTCTCCAGTTCCGGCGGCACCAGATAGCCGCCATCGCTTGCCGAACCGATCGTATGTGCCTTGGTCTCGATGACACGCAGGGCGCTTTCATCGCCGCGCCGCACATAGGTTTCGAACGCGTTCTTGTGCTCGGGTGAGGACACCTGGCGAACACCGCCATCCAGCGCCGGGCGCGCCTGTTTCAATTCCAGCCGATCCATGGCGCGCTTTCGCGCATCCAACTCAGTGTCCAGGCGCTGCATTTTCTCGGTCGTCAGAACATCGACTTTTCCACCTTTTTCGAGCGTACCGAGGCGAAGATCGTTCGTTGCCTTGTATTCGTGAAATGTGCGGGAGAAACCTTCAAAATCTTCAGGGCTGCTTAAGGTCTTGGTTTCGAGCACGTGGTTGAGATCACTCATTGGTCTTCCTTTTCGTTGTTGGACTCAGGGTAAGAAATGCGCACAACCCCGCCGCCCCGCTCCGGCAGTCCGGGCGAAGTTTGAAAGGTTGCTATGCGGGGAAATCCTGTTTTCAGGATGGGTGTCGTGTCAGATTTTGCTGCGGCGGAGTATTGCGGGCTAGTGGCTTCGGCGGTTCGTATTCCGATATGTCGACGCGTCTGAGGACTCTATCGAGACACATGCGAATGCCGTCTCTTGCGAGAACCAATGCCGGCGCGCCATCAGTCCTGGCCTTGGTGGTCTTGCGCGAACAGAGAGCCCGTCGATGGCGCCGGAGCGCATCAGTTCCAGCACTTCGGACGCCTTGGCGACACCCTTGGCGAGCTTGCCCTCGACATAGAGCCCGCGCCTGTCTTCGCGAATGTCCGGCATGGCGTCGGCGGGCAGCGCCAGGCCCTTCACCTGCCCCACCCGCGCCGATGGCAGCATCGGAAAGGTCACCACCGAGATTTCGAATGCGGATGCCAGCGCCGCTGATAATATACATTACGTACAAATGGAAATATTTTATGAAAATATCAAATCCTCATCATATGATACCTATTCATAATACTCTATCGAACAGTCGAACTTTTCAATATCGACCATGATGCCAAATTTTTCAAATATTTTTTTATTAATCTCGTTATCTACTCTATATACATCATACAAAAGCGGATCGTCGTCCGGATGGTCAAGAATACTTAGAAAAAACTCGACATCATCGTGCAAAAACTCAAAACGATTAACAAGGGCGTCCCCTTCTTTCTCAAATAATGCTATCGCTCTTGGCATATGGATTCTCCTTCAAACTTGCGCTCGCGCTTGCACGACGCGTCCATTCATCAAATCTATAAAATGCAATGTCACTCAGGCGTCGTCCTACCTGGTTTAGCCTTTCCCTTTTTACCTGGCGTCCGCTGCCCCGTTTGGGGATCATATTCGCCCAGATGTTTACCCTTCTTGTCGTATTTTTCAAGCGTTCCGTGCTGACGGTCCCACTCATAAATATTGCCGTCGTTGTCTTTAAATCGCCGTCTTCCTGCTTTGTCCTTAGCCTGTTCCAACCCTCGAATCCCTTTAATTTGATCCGCTGATTTGGGTGCAGGAAAATATTTGTGATCAGGGTTTTTCCTGCCCTCGCTCAGCACCACATTATTCATGCCGCCGGAGTGCATAGTGGCGGCGGCATCCTCCAGCATACGGCTATCCATGGGCTCGCCGTTTATCGTGCCGTGGTCCAGTTCAAGCGAGCCGTTATCGCCAGGGCTCAGCTTGAACGTAACCGTGTCGCCACCTGGCGTGTCGATCGCTACATATAGTCTTCAAAGTCCAAGGGTTATCACCCTTGCGTTATGACAGGGTCACTCACCTTGCAGATCATCAAGTCGGTCCATGATATCTGGATATTGCCGAGCTACCACCTCGAGCACTTCGAAATATTGAGCAGCCATAAGCTTACCTACCAAATTTCGTAAAGTATCGAGTGCCTCAGCATTTCGATCAGCCTGCCTATCAATCAAAAACCCATTAAAATCTTTGGCATGCAGGAGTATGATCTTAGCGATTGCATCAGCATCTTCCCGGCTAATTGGGTTCACCACGTATTTTCTCCTCAATATCCGAATATTGACATACACTCAGCAAGGCATCTGTGAAATGGTGCCCCATCCAATGTGCGGGTGGGCAATGTACTAATGCATTTTTCAATACAAATTTTTTTCGCGTCGGGGTATAACAATCCCGTCAGTTGAGTTGAGCGTCTTAAAGAGTTTGCCACTTGGCGAGTTGTAGGCCTTGTAGTTTTGCCTTGTTTTGGTCGGCTTTCTGAACTGCCACCTCTGTTGCTTGCAAGCCGATCATTTCGGTTATCGCTGCCCCATCTTCGATCGAACGCCTCCTGCGTGAGCGGCTGGCCACTCGCGCCGCCACCCCCGCCATCCGTCCACTGCCCGCCATCGGGGCTTCCCGCTGAAACGCGCGGCTGGTCGGGATTGTACTTGCGGTACCAGATCTGGAACGGCTCATAGAATGTCGAGTGGCTTTGCAACTCGGCGTTCTCGTCTCTCAGCCGCGCCAGCCAGCGGCAGTTGTAATCGCTTTGCGGCGAACGTTTCAGCGCCTCGATCAGGACCTCATTGGCCTTGATGTTCCACAAAAGCCGGTGCTGGTTGGAATAGTCCCTGTCCGGCATGGCGTCGGCCGGCGATCTTGAAATATATTTATCCCATCAGTTTCCAAGGTTCACTAAGGTGCTAGTTCGTCCGCAACACCTTAATCCGCCTCACCTTCGCCTTGATAGTCTTAAGAGATAAAAAGCCCATCGTCGCAAACAATCATAATAGGGGTTAATTTTTATTCAGAATATTCCACGTAGCAATTGTATTTGTTGATATCAACCATGATGCCAAACCGCTCAAATATTATTTTATTACTTCTTTCATCGATTTTGTACACGCCGTAAAGGAGCGGATCATCTTTGGGATGATTAAAGAGCTTCAAGAAGAAATCCAAATCATCATGTAAAAACTCAAATTCATTGATCAATAGACCTTCTTTTTCATACAATGCAATTGCTCTCGGCATTCATTATTTCTCCTCTTTATAAATTAATTCGATCGATTTTTACGTTTTAATTTTCAAGGCTCTGTCGTTCTCGGCTTAGCCTTCCCCTTTTTCCCTGGAGTCTTCTCTCCAGTCTGTGGGTCATATTCACCGAGATGTTTGCCCCGTTTGTTGAATTTTTCAAGCGTGCCATGCTGGTAATCCCACTCGTATATATTGCCGTCTTTATCCTTAAATCGCTTTCGGTCATTTTTGGGGTCAGTCTTGGTTAAGTCTGGAATCCCTTTAATTTGATCCGCTGATTTGGGTGCAGGAAAATATTTGTGATCAGGGTTTTTCCTGCCCTCGCTCAGCACCACATTATTCATGCCGCCGTAGTGCATAGTGGCGGCGGCATCCTCCAGCATGCCGTCGTCCATCGGCTCGCCGTTGAACGTGCCCTGGTTCAGTTCAAGCGTGCCCCAGTCGCCGGGGCTCAGCTTGAACGTAACCGTGTCGCCATCCGGGGTTTCGATGGCGACGTCCCTTGAAAAGCTGTCACTGTGACCGGTGACGCGCACCGACGAGCCGTCGGGTGCGTTGAACGTCTGATCAATCGCTGCCCCGCCTGCCGGACTCGTCATGGCGAAATAGAATCCGCCTGTGCCCAGCGCGGTTCGCACGGCCCCACGTGCAGCGGCTGCTGCGGCCTCCTTGCCGAGCTTGCGGAGCGTATAGTCGCGCGCGGGTGCCGCAGCACTTACTGCAGCTTGCGCGGGTGTTTTTGCCGTATTTGCTGTCGATGCCGCAGCGTTCTCCGGTTTTTCCCTGGCCCCGCCCGATCTTCGATCGAACGCCTCCTGCGAGAGCGGCTGGCCACCCCCGCCTCCCCCACCTCCATCCGTCCACTGCCCGCCATCGGGGTTGCCCGCTGAAACGCGCGGCTGGTCGGGATTGTACTTGCGGTACCAGATCTGGAACGGCTCATAGAGCGTCGAGTGGCCTTTCAGCTCGGCGTTCTCGTCTCTCAGCCGCGCCAGCCAGCGGCAGTTGTAATCGCTCTGCGGCGAACGTTTCAGCGCCTCGATCAGGACCTCGTTGGCCTTGATGTTCCACAAGAGCCGGTGCTGGTTGGAATAGTCCCTGTCCGGCATGGCGTCGGCGGGCAGGCTCTTCACCTACCCCACCCGCGCGACAAGCAGCATCGGAAACGTCACCACCGAGATTTCCCAAAGGTCGGCTTCGTGGATATGGCGGATGCCGCCGCCATCCGCCTTGGCCTTGATTGTCTTGCGCGAACAGAGAGCCCGTCGATGGCGCCGGAACGCATCAGTTCCAGCACTTCCGCGGCCTTGGCGACACCCTTGGTCAGCTTACCCTCGACATAGAGCCCGCGCCTGTCTTCGCGAATGTCCGTCCAGGTGCCGATCGGCTGGTTCGGATCGTGCGGGCGGTTAATTTAGAACGTGAAGTCCCGCTTCTTCGACCGCATGATAGATGTTCTGGATTTTCCCTTGATCCTTCGGCAAAAAAATGTCAGTCCTGTCAAACCCTCCAAACACTCTGACTTCATACGCGATGAAATACATATCAAACCTGTGCTTTTCTCTCAGGCTGTTTTTAATCACCTTTTCCAATACTTGATTGTAGCTATCAAACTTCCTCATTGGGCTTGGGTAGTTGCAGATTACCCCTCCCGAGGACAAGGTTTGATAAAGCTTGAGAAACCTCTTTTCTCCGACATTGTACTCATCTAATTTGCCGCTCGAACGCGCGAGAGCATAAAACATGATCTCGCTGTCAGCAGCCTCGTCGCCACCCATCCAATGATCAAATACTGAGACGATAAAAGAAGGAATGCCCTGTGCAATAAGGCCATTAATACCCTCGTCCCTTTCAAACTCCGGAAACAGGCCAGCATACGGCGATAGCGCTTCGTCTCTCACTCAAGCATCCTCATTTTCCGCAAGAACCGACCGTCCTCAGTTATCGTTCCGATACGGTTGCCAAGGCGATCTAACAGTTTCCATACACCATCGTGCGCGTCAGTTGCAGCTTTATCTCTTGAAATGAAATAACTGGATTTCGGATCCCGAAATGCAGTTTCACCCTCTATCTTCACTCGTTCATTAAATCTTGAAAGATCAATTCGGTCATGCTTTTGCAGCTTATCGTTTGGTCGCTTGAATGCCATTTCATCGCCCGGATCGGGCGCACCTGCAGCGACCGGAGGTATTTGTGGCCGATTGGGCCGCGGTAGCGGCACTTCCAGAAGCTCGCGATGTCTGCTTGGCGGCGCATTATTCAACGCGGGGCCGCCATTGTGTCCGAATACTTCGCGGTTTAGCTCCTGTATTCTCCCTTCCGCTTCCCGGGCTCTGAACTCGTTGTAACGTATTGCGCCTTCGACGCCTTCATATGCTCCAGGTCGTGGTTGCCAGTTCGGATCGCGTTGTCGCACCCGGCCGATTGCGTTATCTGCTTCTCTCCCAGAGCGGTCCAGCCGCACCGCCTGCTCAGGCGTTATTTCCACATTGCGGCCAGCAATATTTCGGATTATCGCGCCGCCGCCGCGACGCCCGCCTCCCCGGCCTTGCACTGGTTGCACCGGTGTGCCATCCGGCGCCTTCGCGCCGGTATCCGGCGTCTTCGCTGGCAGAGCTCCGCCAAAACGCCCGCCTCTTGAACCAGTGCCATCAGGCTTTTCCTTGGGCCCGCCTGATCTTTGGTCAAACGCCTCCTGCGTGAGCGGCTGGCCACCCCCGCCGCCGCCCCCGCCATCCGTCCACTGCCCGCCATCGGGGTTGCCCGCCGAGACACGCGGCTGGTCGGGATTGTACTTGCGGTACCAGATCTGGAACGGCTCATAGAGCGTCGAAGGGCCTTTCAGCTCGGCGTTCTCGTCTCTCAGCCGCGCCAGCCAGCGGCAGTTGTAATCGCTCTGCGGCGAACGTTTCAGCGCCTCGATCAGGACCTCGTTGGCCTTGATGTTCCACAAAAGCCGGTGCTGGTTGGAATAGTCCTTGTCCGGCATGGCGTCGGCGGGCAGGCTCTTCACCTGCCCCACCCGCGCCGATGGCAGCATCGGAAACGTCACCACGGAGATTTCCCAAAGGTCGGCCTCGTGGATATGGCGGATGCCGCCGCCATCCGCCTTGGCCTTGATCGTCTTGCGCGAACAGAGAGCCCGTCGATGGCGCCGGAACGCATCAGTTGCAGCACTTCCGCGGCCTTGGCGACACCCTTGGTCAGCTTGCCCTCGACATAGAGCCCGCGCCTGTCTTCGCGAATGTCCGTCCAGGTGCCGATCGGCTGGTTCGGATCGTGCTGCCACAGCATGCGGATGCCGGCAGCACCACGTGTCCGGATCGATTTCAGAAACGCCCCGGCTTCAATCGCGTCCTTGCCGAGGTCGACCTCGCCGAACAGGCTGGCATAGCCGGAAAACCTGCCATCCTCCGCGACGGTTTCGACGGTCAATCCCGTGTATTTCTTCTCAAGGCGCGGCAGAAATTGCCTGTTTGTTCTCGTATTAACGGACATTGGCGATATCCCTCTTGCCGGAGGCATCGCTATCGATTTGCGGAAGCCTGGTTTCACCCATCCGCGCGGCGATGCGCGCGAAAATACCGAGTGCCGTCCAGGCGGCGAGACTTGCTGCGGCGGCGCCCATCAGCATCAGTTCGCCTTTGCCGAGTTCGCCGCCGATATCGAGTTCGGCCGCTATCTTGACCCCGGCTGCGCCGCCGAAAGCCAGGCCGCAGACAATGCCGACGAGAAAGCGGATAGCCGCTTCGCTCTTGTCTTTCGGCAGCATGTAAGCGAGGGAAACGGCGGAGCCTGCAATGGCTCCCGCCGCCTTTGCCGCCAGGATTAAGGCGGCATCGGACCAGTGTGTCATGTCATTCTCCCTTCGAGGTGTATCCGACGGCTTCGCGCTTTTCGTCGTCGGTCAGGAACGGCGCCGCACCGATCCGCTGCCAGAGGGCGTCCCGCTCCTGCGACAGGCCATCGACACGGTCGAGGTCCGGTTCCAGCCGCAGGTCCTCGCCATAGACCGGACCGAGCCAGTTGCTGATCGCCTTCGCCGTGCGGGTCACCAGCGGGATGACAGTCAGGCGGTAAAAGGCGCGGTTTGCTTCTGCGTAATTGGCGTAGGTGTTGTCTCCCGGGATGCCGAGCAGCATCGGCGGAATGCCGAATGCCAGCGCGATATCGCGGCTCGCGGTGTTCTTTGCAGCGATGAAGTCCATGTCGAGGGGTGACAAGCCCATGCTTTTCCAGTCGAGCCCACCTTCCAGCAGCAGCGGACGCCCGGCCTTCGCGGCGCCCGTATAACCTTCTTCGAGTTCGCCCTTCAGCCGCTCGAACTGGTCTTCCGTCAGGTGGCTGGTTTCGCCCGGCGCATAGACGAGCGCCCCGGAGGGCCGCGCCGAATTATCCAGCAGCGCCTTGTTCCACGAGCCCGACGCGTTGTGGATGTCGAGTGCCATCAGCGCCGCTTCCAGCGGAGCAAAACCATAATGATCGTCGAGCGGATGGAAGAGCTTCAGATGCAGCCCGTGTCCTTCCTCGAGCGGGATCGTGCGCTTCTGCGCCCCTACGCCGTAGTTCAGCGCAACCGGCCAGCCATTGTCATCGGCAAGGATACGGACGCGGTCCGGCCGCAACAGGTGCAGTTCGCTTGCGTCGCCACTGCCTTGGACGCGTTCCAGATAGGCGTTTCCCGACAGGAGGATATGACCGTAAAGGCCCTCGAAGAAGCTCGCGCCGTCGGTGCCGCGATGCGGGCTGGTCAACAAGTCGAGCAGCGGGTGTTCACTGTGCTCGGCTTTGCGCTCATAGAGCAGCCAGGGCGTTGCGGCCGCCGCCTCAGCCAGGTGCCTGACACAGCGGTAGGCTACGGGATTACGCATGAAGCCTTGCCGCGACAGCCCGACATAACCGCTTTGCGACCAGCGCGCCTCGCGGTCGAATTGCAGGGCGACGAAGCCCTGAGCCGACTTCTGCTGCAGATACGGGTTCTCGTTCGCAGCGCGTCTGCGCCACGGCCAGTTAAGTGCCATGAAGGTCTTCTTTCTATCTTTGTGAAAATTTGGAGGGTCTAGCCCACCACCCGGACCCTCGGCCCGGTCTCGCGCCTGCCGAATAGATCGCTTAGTGCCCAGACCAGCGCGTCCACGCGGTCCGGCGAGCGTCCGCTGGACAAACCATTATGTGTGAAGTCGCACATCTCGTCTTCGAGCATGGCAAGCCGCGCAGCGTGGCGCACCCTGCCCTGCTCGTATAGCGCAGCGATCGGTTCGGCCCGCAGGGCCTTGCCGCGGTTGGCCCTCACCTTGCGCACCGGAACGTGTGGATCCTCCGCCGCGATGACGGCAGCAACCATGTCGCCGCCCTGGTTGACCTCGGCGACGATCAGGTCGGCTTTCAGCCGGTGATAAAGCGCGATAGCGCGCCGCGCCCATTCATGCGGCTTGGCTGGTGCAAAACTGTCATCTGCCAGCACCCATCCCATTCCATGTTCATCGATGCCGGCAGCCACGATACCGCAGGCGTCGGATTTCTTCGTCGCGCTCGCCGGCGGATCGATCGCTATGACGACCCGCTTCAATTCGGGAACGTCTGGCGAGAAGACGCTTTCCATCAATATTCTCGACCAGAGCGCCCCCTCTCGTTCTTCGATCAGTTCGCCGTCCAGTTCCTGCCTTCCGAGGCGGGATCCGCCGTAGAGATTGTTGACATGGCTGACAAAGCCCGGGGCCAGATTCGCCGCATTCTCCTGCATCCTCATACGCCTCACCTGCACCGCCGGATCAGCGAGCATGTGCTTGAGCAGCGGCAGAGGTCTTGGCGTCGTTGTCACAACCTGTTTCGGGCTCAGTCCCAGGCGCAGGCCGAATTGCAACATATCCCAGGTTTCCTGGACGTTTTTCCATTTGCACAATTCGTCGCACCAGGCGGCATCGAACTGCGGGCCGCGCAAACTGTCGGGGTCTTCGGATGAAAACATCGAGGCGGTGGCGCCGTTTGCCCAGAGGAGGCGCCGCCTTGTCATCTCGTAGCGCGGTCTCTCCGCGCGGGACACTTTCATGATGCCCGACGGACCATCGATCATCACCTCCCGCACATCCCCCAGTGTTTCGCCCACAAGAGCAATATTGCAGGAGGCTCTGGTGGCGAATGGCCTGTAGGCCTGCGCCACGCCGTTGACCCATTCGGCGCCCATTCGGGTCTTGCCGGAACCGCGCCCGCCAAGGATCAGCCAGGTCTGCCACTCACTGCGCGGCGGTAGTTGCGTCACCCTGCCCTGGCAGATCCATTCCGGATAAACCGCCTCCGCTTCCTGCAGGCTCAGATTCGTTGTCGACCAGCTCTCTTGCGCGGTTTTGAGCAAGCTCCTCGATCCTCTCGTCAATGCGCTTCAGGACGGCGCGAAGATCATCGGCCGAAAGAGCGCTGCTGCTTTTTGCCCGCCCCGCCGCGAAGCGATCCTGCAGGTCGGTAACCTTGTCGATGGTTCGGGCAAGCAGGGCCAGGGCATCGAGCCGCGCCTTGCTCGTGATATCACCCTCGAGCCGCGATAGCGTTTCAAGCTCTCTGCGCAGGAGGTCCATGATCTTGCGCGCATCCCGCAATTGCCGGTTGTCGCGCTGCATGTCCATGAAGGAGAGTCCGTCATGGAACAGCCCCTTGAGAAACTGCTCTTTCGTCAGTCCCATCACGGTCGCGATTTCGCCGGCCGAAATGCCGTATTCGCGGCACAGGGCAAAAGCGCTGCGCCGGCGCATGGCCATCACAAACTGAACTGTCAT